ACGTAGACGGAGGCGGTATCTAAAATGTATTTCTCATTCATTCCAAACATAGAGTACGATAAAAAACCAATTCAGTATCCATTTTCTGAATCTGATTTTGTTGTCGCTAAAAATTTCTTCAGGAGATATCAGGTTAATCCAGATGTATTCTCTTACGCTGTATACTTTAAAAAGTATGCTATAGAAGAAGGAGAGCGTTTAGATACCATAGCAGAAAAAGCATACGGGAATCCTTTCTTTGATTGGGTTATTGCTTTAACAAACAATATGATCAACCCTCTATTTGATTTACCTTTAAGTCAGAACGATCTAAGAAAATCTTTAGAGTCATCATATGATGATCCATATTCAACAATAAAGCATTATAAAGTTATCGATGACAAAGAGCAAATACAATTGTTTGGAAAAGTAATATTGAAAGGCGGCACAATTGTAGATGAAAATTTTTACAATTCAGAAGAGACATTTGTTATCGATACGTTACCACAAACAGAGCCCACAATAGAGACAATACCCATATCTAAAGTTATAGACACAAGAATTCCAGGAAATATTTTAAATTTTAATGGCACATATATTGCCACAAACGGAACTGGGATAGGGTCTACTGGTGGGTTTGGTATTGGTAATCATCTAAAATTTGGAAATATTAAAGGTGGCGAGAGGTGGGCAACATTAAAACCAATCGATGCCACAAATTTAAATACAATAACTGGTTTAGTAATTCGTGGAAACGATCTCAATGGAGGAGAAACACCAGACATTGCTGGTCAAGAAGAACTAAGATTACAATACCAAGTCGGTGCTACTGATCCAAATGGTTGGATTAATATGGGGATCATTGTACCAACAACAACTGATGGAGCTGGAAATGCTGGCGACGAATTAAATTTATACTCTGTTAGTATACCACAAGGAGCTAAGCAAAATAATACTTACTTTAGATTATACCAAGCAGATAGTAGTGGTCCAACAAATGATCATTATGGAATACGTAGTATAGAATTTATTGGTTCATACCAAAAAACCACTCCATTAGATTATGAAGTGGTGGAATTGAGTCCAACGTCGTATTTAATTGATGGTGTTTACTGGAAATATGATGACGAAAATTGGAAAAGGAAAACCAGAAATGGTATCAAATATTTTAATGGTACTACCACAGTAGAAATAAACGGAGTACAAATATGTAAACCAGTATACGTATTTGAATACGAAGAAGAACAAAATGAGAAGAAGAGAGAAATTTATTTATTAAAACCAGTATATTTGGATGCCTTTTTATCCGATTTTAGGAAGACAAATCTGTATGGTAAGTCAAGTGACTTTGTTAACAATAGATTAAAACGAACTGGAGTATAAAAAAAGGGGGCATATGCCCCCTTTAATTTTATCAATCTTCTTCAGCAAGACGAGCAAAGTAACTCAGAGCATCGTCATCCTCATCTGATTTGAACGAAGGAAGATCAACATCACGTTGCTGAGTTGAAGTAGCAACGGGAGCAGGATCTTGATATTCTTCTTGCTGAACCTGACGAGTAGCAGGAGCAGCACCAAGAACACTATTCATTCGAGTTTCAAGATCATCATAGGATTTGAACTCGCTAGGAGCAACAAATGCTTCTAGTGAATATGCTTGTTTCCAGATAGCTTCCATTTCATCATCATCAGAACTAAGTACTGCTGGCGAAGAAAACTCAGAAGCATCATAGTTCCAGTAACCACCAACGGTCTTGATCTTGATCTTGAAGTTGGCACCTTCCCAGAAGTCAAATACATTCACGGGAGTTTCATCTTGGAACTCAGGTTGCATGGCAGCAAGAATCTTATCGTGAATCTTTTTACCATACTTAAACAAGAATACCTTACCGTTGTTGTCAGGATTCTTGGGATCATTCACAACATAGATGTTGCTGTAGTAAGACAGTTTACGCTTACGATCACGAGCAACTGCTTTGTCGGATTCATGACCACTATTCCACAACTTAGTATTGCCAGCACAAACGGGGCACTTGTCTCCATTTGTAGTGGGGCAATTATCAATCAACCAACCACCAGTGCCTTTGAAAGCATGGGTGTAAAGTTTTGCCCACGGCACAGACTCCCCTTCAGGAGCAGGCAGAAAACGGACAACGGCATAACCGTTTCCAGAAGCGTCAAGTTCGGGCTTCCAGAGCCTCTCGTCGGCACCATTAGTGGTGCTGGACTTTTCAAGTTCCTTTTGAAGAAACTCAAAATTGCTCTGGGACTTACGCTTAAGATCAGCAAAAGACATACGGATTTCCTTAGATAATTGGATTTGGCTTGTGTGACGCTGTATCACCTATACATCATAGCACAGGTCCAGGGTGGCGTCAATCCTCCTGAACCTCTAGTTGGTCTTTCATGACACGGACTTTTTCCAGAAGGTCGTCAAACATAGAACCCATGCTCTGATTAGGAGTGGCACCAAGCATTACAGCAGCTTGCTTCATACTTTCTGCCATTTCCTTTGCCTCTGGATCATCACTCAAACAAATTCTAGCATGAAAAATTTTTTGTTTTTCAATCAGTTGTTCCATCACTTCAAAATATTGAAGTTTCTTTTCTTTGTTTAAGACAGCAAAAGCAACCATCGATCTCATACAGAACTGCTGAAGTTCTGCCATTTCCTGAAGGTCTCCTCTCACCATTTCAGATTTAAAAAAGTTTCCCATAATTAGACAAGCATAAGTTTTGCTTTTGATGTTTTTTTCATGAAGTTTAATTTCTGAGCATCAAACTTTAGTTTTTCTTTAAGTGGTTTTGAGATCAGTTTGGGTACTGATTCAATTTCAATTTCATTTTTTTCACAGTAGTGAACAATAGCATCAATATAATTCATTGAGTTTTCGTGAGCTATCTTTTCCACTTCCTGCGAAAATCTCGCAGTTGTCATAAACTTATCCTCCAATATTTCTTTCATATTTTGTTTCGTACTCGTGGATATACTGTTGTAACTTAATAAAATATTCTTTTCTCGTAGGCTGGATACTCACTTGGGTGTCACCGCTTTCACAAGCAATAATAGTAACCAGTTGCTCTACTTTAAGACCATAAAGTTCTTGAAGCATACAAGCGTATGCTATTTCTTGAACGTAATAGTCGTAGAGATACTCTTCTTTCTTTTCTTCAGCTGATGTCTTAAAGTCAATGATAGAAAGTTTACCATTGTATTCAGCAATACAATCTACACGACCAGCGATTCCTAAAAAGTCAGAATATAATCCAGCTTCTTGTAAGTATATGTTATTTATGTTATCCAGAATTTTCCGTGAGGAATTGAACATAATCCAAACCAAAGGATATTCGCCATAAAGATTTGAATCATGTTCGTTATTCAAATAGTTCTCTACTAACTTGTGGTAACGATTGCCACGGGTGGCAGCACGACTAGAGATTTGTTGTGCTTTTTCTTTCCCAACTCTTTCTCTCCACTTAGCAAGTCCCTTTTGCTTTTCGGGATTGTTACTAATCACGGTGGTCACTGATTTATGTTTATTTCCAGTGGGAGTATTGTAATATCTCCTACCTTCAATCATAACGGTATTCATTTCAATTGGTTCAATCAGACCAACATGATTAAAAACTTTCATTAGAGACCTAGATTAATTTTAGCAATTAGATAAGACTTGATAAGACCAGAACGAACAATGTCATCAACACCATACTCAATCAAAGAAAATTCTTTCATCTGTTGGAGGATACGTTGGAAATCAATGATGCCAGAACGTTCATGACTACGTTGTAGATCAGATTGTCTAGCATCACCACAGAATATAATCTTAGTATCCTCACCAACACGAGTGATAATAGAATCAAGTTCGTGGAAGTTCAGGTTTTGACATTCATCTACAATCACGATAGCTTTATCGAGTGTAGTACCACGAAGGAATGATGTAGACCAAAAGCTGACAGTTTCCTGTGCCTTCAGGTTTTCATAGAGCATATCAAATGCTCCATCGTTTGGCATTTCAAACATATACTTTACCATATTCTTATATGGAATTTGATAAAGAGATGCTTTGTCTTCATGAGTACCAGGAAGGAAACCAATCTCCCTGGTAGCAACTAGAGAACGTACCACATATACTTTTTCATATGGAGTATGCTCATCCAGAACATCACGAAGAGCAAGGTACAAAGCTAAGAATGTTTTACCAGTTCCAGCAGCACCATAGGCAAAGATGTTTTGACCTTTGCCATACTCTTCGAACATTATACGCTGAGTATCTGTGAGAGGTTCTACATTCAAAAGATAATCAGAACTAATTGGTTTCTTCCTTTTCATTTGCTTAGTACCCATACCAGCAATGTCGGGGGTGTTTCTTTTTCTTGCTCGGGGCATAATTGTTTATTGTAAAATTACCATTTGACACGAGAACCAGGAGCTTTCGATACCTTGTTCTTCATAATATCTGCCCATCCAGGATGGGTCTTATTCATCTTGTCTTTCCAATCTCCGACTTCACCAACACCAGCACAACCTTTAGACCAATCTTTATCCCAATCAGGATTGTCTTGTTTCCATTGATCGTACTCTTTCATTGACATGTAGAGTTCCTGGGTTTCTCCAGTTTCTTTATGAATTACGGGGTAAGTAGGCATCAGTTCCACTCCAAAGCTTGGGCAACAGTTGGGAATTGTGTAGAGAAAATTTCTTTACACATCTCAGCAATTTCCATGTGCTCTTTTTGAGTACCATTTGCTGAGCGTAGTTCTATATAGTGAACCCATGAACGCACAGATCCAGTCATATAGATTCTTGTTGGTACTGCCAAAGGTAATACAAACCTTGAACATTCCTTAGCAACTCCAGCACCAAGCATATCATCATATAGTTCTTGTGCTTCAGCAAACAACATTTTCATTCGTCGCTGGAAAGCAATCACAAGTTCAGGATCAAGATCATCAATAGAATTCTGACGGTTCTTAGTATCCTGACGACGAAGTTCTGGCAAAGGAATTTCTTCTGTCAGAAGATTGGTATCAGCATACCGCTGTGAAAATTCTTGATATGTAAATGAACGGTGCCTCAAAATTTGAGCCGCCAGTCCACGAGTAGTATTGATCTCTAGGGTCATGTGTGCCTGTTCGAAGACACTCCAGTGACCATGTTGAATACAATACTTAAGGAGTCCCGAGATCTTCGGATTGTCCTGGTTGTTCGGGTTGCTCACTCTCGCTACATACGCCATCATCTCCTCCGCTTTCGGAGTCACCGTCACTAACTTCACTGATTGATTGTTCAAAGATAGTTGGGTCGATGCTGTATCCAAATCCACGGTTTGCTCGCTCATAGTTTTGTAGGGTTGTACGTAGTTTCTTAATTTCATGACGACGCTTGAGAATTTCAACGTATTGATCATGTGTATACACTGGGTTATCTAATGCCTTAGTAAGCATTTTAGTAGCCCTTTTTAAAGATGCCATAGAATCTCAGCAGATTTGTTCATATCATAACACAAAAAAAGAGGGGTGTCAACCCCTCAATTATTATCTTATTTGTTACCGTTCAATATATTCTAGTTTATATGTCTCGGCATGTAACTGCTCGATAATTATATCACAAGCAATCTTTGGTTCTGATTCACCACAAGTGAATACATCAACTGCTGCTTCTCCCTTCTCTGGCCAAGTGTGGATACTAATGTGACTTTCAGACAACAAACAAATTGCTGTCACTCCTTGAGGTTCAAATTGATGTGACATTGTTTGTAGTACATGAGCACCACATGCTTCAGCAGCATTCTCAAGTAAATCACAGAGAAAAAACTCGTTGTCAAGCAAAGACAACGAGCACCCATATAAGTTAAGTAAGTAATGCTTTCCCATTTACATCAGCCAAAAATTATCGTTACTGCCCATACAGCATTTTCTGATCTTAATATCATACCCAGTTTCCATTAAATGCCTTGCGTCAGGAATAGCAGATTTCAATCCATCGTAAAAAAATACTTCAGAATATTTTTTGGTAGACACTGGAGTACCATTTTTATTGATCCTTCTTAAAACTTTAACGTCAGAAGGTTTAGATACTTTCCAATATTGAATACAAAATGTATTTTTAGTACTGCTTTCCATTAGCGTTTCTTTTTTTCCTCTTTAGGTTTATATCCCCACAGTTTTGGGTTTACTCTTCCTTCTGCCTGCTTAAAATTTTTTAAGCCTTCACGGTACTTGTCCCAATAAAAATCAAATATTTCGATTTTACTATGTGGTATTACTATATCGTAAGCAATTGCTCCATCAATCTCATACTCTACAAGATAAGCTGTATAAGGAAGAGACTTATCATTTGCCAACTTGGGGTCACAATTTTGATGAAGAATATTCATCAACTACGTCCTCCCCACTGAATTTGGGGGAATGCTTCTTCTACACATGCTCTAGTAATTTTATATTTTTTACCAAGAGATTTATCCTTTACCAAGACAAGAAGATTTGCTTCTTCTTCATGAAGTCCTTCAAGAAGTTGAATGAAAAGATTCTCTCTAGTAGTCTGATTAATAGAAGAATTACCTCCTTTAAAGAACAGATACAATTTACGATACTCTTGCTCCAGGACAGTATGCTCAGTGCCTTTAGGAGCGTCGTTGGGAGTAAATGGTACTTCGCCCTCGGGAAGCATAGAGACCACACTCTCGTCGAAGTTAATGATGAGTAGGGAGCGAAGGGCAGGAGTGTTGTACTCGTCAAGGAGTTTAATCTTCTCTGCTTTAGTTTTGGCGTTGCTCACTTTTTGGAGCACTTCTGAAATTAATAGTTTCATTTTTTGAATGGCGATGAACTACGGAAATAGAATACTTCCATCAAATCATTTAATTGATGTTCCCGAAAGTATTCCAAAGGAACTTGTTTGACAGTTGTATTTAGGTTATTAAATTGATCAAGAATTTTTTGTTCTAGTTCTTCAGGAACATAATCCAAATCAATAAGAGTTCTATTTCTATAATAATTATCAATTTCAGATTTAGTTTTACAAAACACAGATGGATCTTGATCAACCCAAACGTTTAACTTTTTTTGACTAATTGGTTTTTGTCTTTTTTCGGTGACAAACGTATCATCTTCGGATAGAAAATTGGGGATGCCATCTGATTTATCACCTTTAATAATATGTTCCTTGACAAAAGTATAAGGATTATCTGATGTGATATAACTTTTCATTACTGGGTTGTATTGATACACTCCAGGATACTTATGAAGTTGAATAAAATCTTTATCCCCAGAAAGAATTAAAATCTTTTCTTTCGCTTTCTTGTGTCTGCACAATACGGAGATGATATCGTCTGCTTCTGTTCCATATATTTCCATAACTTTATATGGAAAATATTCTTTAATCTCGTCACGAATTTTATTCAAGACATCAAAAATTGAATGCCAATCAAGACCAGAACTTTTACGATCTTTTTTTCTATTATATTTGTAGTAGGGAAAAAAATCTTTTCTCCAATAGTGTTTGCTATCGTAAGCCAATACTACTTCACCATATTCATTTTTATATTGTTTCTCGTAAGAAATTAAACTTTTGAGAACCATGTGACGAACTAAATCTTCATTCAATTCATCTTTTTTAAGTTGTGCCATCAGGTTACTAATCATAACCTGATTCATGTCAATAATAATCATCCTCTTCTCCCTCTTCTTCTTCGTCAATAAATCTTACAGAGAGTAGCTCCTCATTAATAACAATTCCATCCTCATCATACATTTCGGGGTGAAGTTGAAGTGAATTATTTTTGTTGTAGAAATTATACACTATGTCGTTAATAAACCAACCCGCTATAATTCCAACAATCAAAAATAGAACTACAAAACACGCCATAAAAAAGAGTATCGTAGGTGATTCCATTTAAATTCTCCGAGCGACTTGGTTAGGTTAAATTCCTCCAGGTAAATTCAAATTTAAATAAGAATTGTTTTCTGTGGAGGGTGAATTCTTTAAGCATTTGTAGACCATATTTTTTTGGTTCTCTTGCTGCCCTCCTGAGCATTAGCTCCACACCTTTATTTATTGGTGTTTCGTTATCATTATTCATTTTTTTCTTGAACTTACAAGACCTTTTTCAACAAATAGTTTAACTGTTTCTATCAGCCCCCCGATAGGTTCGTCATCAACAATTACGTAAGGAAATCCAGATGCTTTCGGATAAAGTTCTTTAAATTCTTCCCTGGTGATATCAGTTCCAACCAAAGTTGAATCGTAAGGGACACCAGCTCTTTCCATAAGTTCAATAATTTTAACACAATATCCACAGCCAGGTGATTTGTAAATGTGAATGTTCATAATTAATGATTAAAAATGTGTTTGATTTTTCTTTGATTTACTTTAAAGGATTCTTTAATTGAAATGCCGATATTAAAAGACATGCTTATTCTATCATCGTCGGAATGATTTTGTTCTACGTAATGAGGTAAATAAGAATTAAATAGCACCATTTTCCCTTCTTCTGGTTTAATTTTTTCAGTAATTTTTAATTCTTGATTTTTACTAAAAGCTGGAATAGCAGCATTAGTTTCAAATAAATTATTGAAAACAATATTACCAGAATTTTTAGGAACTTTAATATAAAAAACTCCAGAGATAGATGATAATGGATGGGTATGAGATAAGTTATATGATCCAGGATAATTTATATTTACCCATATTTCTTTTAACGAAAAACAATAATCATCTTTTAAATTAACGTACTTAGAAGTTTCGGTAAATTGATTCCATATACTTTTAAAAATATTACTTTTAAAAAATAATGGATCGTTATTATAATTAAACATCGGGCTTTGCCACCCATTTACATTAGATCTTGGTCTTGCTAATAATGGGTAAATAGTTGCCAAAGAATAGCAAGAATCAATAAGTTCTTGTTGGTAAGAAAATTCCTTATCTATAGATTCGTAAATGAATGTAGGAAATATATATCTTTCTGATGTTTCTATCATGGTCACGAAAAAACCGCTACCATATTGTAAGCGGTTTTGAAAGTTTTGTCAAGTACTTAAATTTATTTAAAGTTGTAAAGGTTTCCTTTGTGATAAACATACCAGTCAATACCTTTACCTATGGTGTCTCCATCACAATAGATATCTTCACCGTTATATTCGATATTGCTCACTATAGTCCAAGACTCAGCAACTTCTGTGAGATGAACAATCAATTTAGAAGGATCAAATTCTTCCCCATCAGGCAATTCAAATTCGCCAATGTAACTACCACGTTCATAAGAATTGTAAACAATCCACACGCCACCAGAATCTTCTAATTCATATTGAATACAAGCAATAGCTTTGCCAGGATCTTCTTCATAATGAAGAGAATTTTCAATATCTTCTGCTGTGTAATAAGTCAAGGCAGAAAGTGGTTTGACCCAGATTTGAGTATCCTCATCTTCTTCTAGACACACACCAATGTTCTGGTCATCTACATCAGGACCCCAACATATACATCCATCGGTAATAGTATCCCACGTAGGAAGATCACACTCAGGATCATCATAATCTCTTTCTGTAGCATTCGAAAGAAGGTCTTGATCAAATTCAATTTTACCATCTTGGTCAAAAGTAAAATACTTATCAACTTGTTCTTGAGTTAATTGAACTGCTCCAAGCTCATTAAAATATGTTCTGGAAAAAGAATCTTCTCCAGAGCTGACCCAAATTTTATACGTTGCCATAACCAATAAAAAACCGCCCACGTATTGTAGGCGGTTTAGGAAATTTTGTCAAGTGTCCTAGGGGTGGTCAATGATTATTTTAATTAATTCTTCTTCTTGGTGGATATCGATACACATTAGATGGTGCTTCTGGTTTCATCCAGTTATTAATCTTCTCATAGTTCTCGTGAGAAAAGAAATACTGACTGTTATACCATTCTTCCCAAGGAGTATGACCTTTAGATTGATTACATGAATGGCAACATGCCACCACATTTGTTTTGGTATCTAAACCACCCTTACATTGGGGTAGGATATGGTCTAGTGTAATATTTTCTTCTGACTTACAATAAGCACATTCGTTGTTCCAAGCATCTTTTATATTTTGTCTCCATAATCGTTTTGCTTCACTCTTAGATGTTGTATGAAGATTAAACAGGTAGTCCTTAGGCGAATGTAAGGGAACCATAAGTGCTTGCAACTTATTGATATTTATTATTTGACATAAAAAAAATCCCCCGAAGGGGATTGATTTATTTTATACCCTATAGGTATCAACCAATAGCAGGTGCCGTAAGAGCAACAGGAGTTTGCTCAGCAGCAGCAAGGTCGAGAGGGAAGTTGTGAGCGTTACGCTCGTGCATCACTTCCATTCCAAGACCACCACGGTTCAGAATGTCTGCCCAAGTAGGGATGACACGGTTCTGACTATCGGTAATCGACTGGTTGAAGTTGAATCCGTTGAGGTTGAATGCCATGGTGCTAACACCAAGAGCAGTAAACCAGATGCCAACTACAGGCCAAGCAGCAAGGAAGAAGTGCAGCGAGCGTGAGTTATTAAAAGAAGCATATTGGAAGATCAGGCGACCAAAATAACCGTGAGCAGCTACAATGTTGTAGGTCTCTTCTTCTTGTCCGAACTTGTATCCATAGTTTTGGGATTCAGTTTCAGTCGTCTCACGTACAAGACTAGAGGTGACAAGAGATCCGTGCATAGCAGAGAAAAGAGAACCACCGAAGACACCAGCAACTCCCAGCATATGGAAAGGGTGCATAAGAATGTTGTGTTCTGCCTGGAAAACAAGCATGTAGTTGAAAGTTCCCGAAATCCCAAGAGGCATTGCGTCACTGAAGGATCCT